TTGTTACCGTTGGCTTAAACGATTTACTTGACAAGTATTTTAAGGGATCATCTTATACAGCAGCTTGGTATATTGGACTGAAAAGCACAGGTACGGCATTAGCTGCTGATACAATGTCATCTCATAGTTCTTGGGCTGTAAATGCAAATTACTCAGAAAGTGTACGGCAAACCCTTACATTGGGAACGCCTTCGGCTGGTAGTGTTGATAACAGCGCAAGTAAAGCAACCTTCTCAATAAACGGAACCACTACTATATTCGGCGCGTTCTTGACCAGCAGCAATACAAAGTCAGGGACAGCAGGAACGCTTTACGGTGTAGTTGATTTTGGTAGCTCTCGCGCTGTGATATCTGGAGATACGCTCGAAATTACGGTGACGCTAACTGCTGCATCTGCTTAATAGGGGGTTATTATGGCTTTAGAATCAGCCACATATATTAGCGAGTTAGTTGATACTAATCCAACAGTTAGTGATCCTGTGGGTCAGGGTGACGATCATCTAAAGATGATAAAGACTGTACTAAAGACCCAGTTTAGCGGTCTAGCTGGAACGACCGCTATTACTACAGATGAGTCGGAGATGAACCTGTTGGACGGGGGTTACGAAGGAACTGCCGTAGTATCTACCGGAGAATCTGGGGGAACGAAGTTTCTAAGGGAAGATGGCGATGCTACCTGTTCTTGGCAAGTTCCTACTGACACCAACACAACCTACACTGCTGGCGATGGGCTTGATCTAACAGGAACTGCTTTTAGCACTGATCTATTGGCTAATGGTGGTCTGGAGATTCAAAGTACAGAGTTATCAGTTTCTCAGGGAATATCACAATACGATGTGCCTCAGTTTGCTGCCAGTGTTGCTGATAACGATTTCCTGAAGATAGCCACTACCTCAGTAGAGGGGAGAAGCGCATCTGAAGTGTTATCAGACATAGCTGCATTGCCACTTGCTGGTGGAACGATGTCAGGTGAAACTATCTTTGCGGATCAGTTAGCAACAAGACCGCAGATGAAGGATTATGCAGAAACTGTAAATGCCATTGGCAGTATTAGCGCTGGAACAAATGCTGACCTGGAGGATGGAAATGTTCAGTCTGTAACAATGACAGCAAACACATTTAACTTTGGGTTGACTAACGCACTGGCATCACACTCTAATTCATTGACATTGATTATAACTAATGGTGGCTTGGCAACAGTAACTTGGTTATCTGGCGCACATGATGGCGGTGGTAATGCTATCCAGTGGGCTGGTGGAACGGCGCCTGACTTAACTTCTAGTGGAACTGATATTTTAACATTCACTACTTTCAATGGCGGTACGAATTGGTATGGTTTTTCGGCAGCAATAGCATTGGCTGCGCCATAAGGGGAATACATGTCATTAGGAGCAAATAAAGCAGCATTACTCGGCGCTGCTGGTGGTGGTGCTGCTGAAAATTATTTTGGCGATGGGTCTGATGGTTCTTTAACTACAAGTGGCGGTGTAACCTATACAGTAAATACAACTACGAGAGATATGACTCTCAAGCAGTACAGCCAATTGACAGTTAGTTCAGGACATACAATAACTACGGATGTATGGAGTCGTGGAATATTTATCTATGTTACTGGTAATTGTACCATTACTGGCTCTATAACATTGAACGGCGGTGCGGCATCTGGTGGCTCGGCAGGAACATCCATAGCACCTGACTTTGACCCCTCGACTAATACCACTTCCAGTGATTCCGCATCAGTTTCCTCTACTGGTCTAAGATTGCCAATGTTTACAGCATCTGGGTCAGATACTTTGGCGGCGGCTGATTTCGCAGGGTGCGGAACAGCAGCTGTAACGGCGGTTGCCAACCAAGAGGGTATTTCTGGAGATGGGACTATCTTTGGAATTTTGCGGAATGGTGGCGCGGGTGGCGCAGCTAGTAGTGCTTCTGGTCCGTGGGGAACGATTAGCGCTGGAAATCCGGGAGTGGCTGGGGCTACTGGAGTGGCTCAGATTTCTGCTGGTGGTGGAGGTACTGGGGGAAAAGCTCCAGAGGGATCAACTCGCACATCAGGAGCGGGAGGAACAGGAAGTTGCTTCGGCGGAGGTGGCGCATCCGGTGGTTGTTCTGGATCATCTGGTGGCACTTCTAGCGATGCTAGTTGGTCGCGGGGGATGGCTGGTTCTACTTCTGGAACAGGCTGGGGTGGACAATGGTCAGGGCATGGGGGAGAAGGGGCTGGCACTATAATTCTAGTGGTTGGTGGTGATCTCACTATGACTGGTACTATTACCTGTAATGCTGGTGGCGGAGGTAATGGGAAGTACAGCTATGTTGCTGGTGGCGGTGGCGGAGGAGGAGGAAATATCCTAATCCTTTATAAGGGAACTTTAAGCAATAGTGCTACAATTACTTGTACTAAGGGTAATGGATATACAAGTTCTGGGGGAGCGAATGGAGCAGACGGTGGAGTTCATATCGCGCAAGTGTCTTAGTAAGATATAAATGAAATTAATAGGTGAGTTAGAAAATCCCTTTACTGCGGAGTATGTTATTCTAAAGGAAAGAGTATGTAGCTCTCTTATGAATTGGTTTTTCCAGCCTTGTACTGCGGATAATTCTGAAGATGATGTACCATATTATAGCCATACAGTTTTAATGCGACCAGACCTTTCTATTGGGTCTTTTTATTCTAGGCCGACATCTGAGTATATTGATGATGCTTGTAATGTCATAGATCAGATATTCAAACATAATAATGTTGATTATTCTCTTATATATCGTATTAATTTTAACTCAACATTTTCTAATGGTAAGAATAAAAAATCTCCTTGGCATAAAGACCTACAATTCCCCCATAATAATTTAATTATATATATTAATAAGTTTAGTAATGGATGGACTCATGTTAGGGACGGAGATGTAGAGGCTAAGTCTTCTCCAGAAGAGGATGGAATAATAGTTTTTAGTGGTGACCTTGAACACTGTCATACAGTTCCTAAAGATTGCGAAAGACGTATCGTATTAATGGCTAATTATTTATAGGTGCGAAAATGGGTTTAACAAAAAAGCAAGGAACGAGGTAAAAAATGAGTTACGCAAAAATAGAAAGTGGGGCTGTAAGTAAGTATCCTTATACCTTTCTTGACTTAAAAAGGGATTACCCCAATACATCATTTCCCAAAAGTATTTTGGAACAAGATAGTTCTCGTAGTGAGTTAGGGGTAGAGTTGGTTGTGGAAACTGATGTTCCTTCGAGAAATGGGTATACACCTACGGAGGAAGTACCCTATTTAAGCGGTACTTCGTGGGTCCAAAATTGGAATCTCGTTCCAAAGAAAGCTCAAGATGTGACAGAAAATGAAGTGGAGAATGTAGAAGAGCCAGTTCAGGATGGTTACTTAGCTGTTACAGGAACACCTGAATTAGTTGATGGTGTTTGGAAACAAACTTGGATTATGCAGAAAAACACATGGCTTGAGAATCGAGTTGCTGCGTATGGGAATCATTACGAGCAAATAGAATTTATCACAGAGAATGGATTGGAGGCTTGGCAGACCAAGGTGGCTGAGATAAAAGCTAGGTATCCAAAGGAATAAATTATGGCATTAGAAAGCGCATCATTCATTAGCGGACTCGTATCCGCAAATCCACCGGGAACTGACGCTATTAGTCAGGGCGATGACCATTTACGTCTTATAAAGACTGTTCTAAAGGCATCCCTGCCAAATGCAGACGCAGCGATAAATGGCATCCATACGAAAGCTACTGCTCCTTCATCCACATCTGCTGGTCAGTTATGGTTTGATACCACAGATAATCTGGTCAAAATCCGAAACGAAGCTGATGATGGGTGGATAATATTACTGGCTTCTGAGGGTGCTAGAGTATTAGATGTCCTTCACAAGGATGATTCCTCTAGTAATAGACCAGCCTCTAATGACACCTATGAAAATAATGGCATGACAGTTGCTCCAGTTAAGATTTCTTCTACAAGCAATCTGTATATACAGTTTGATTGTTATGTTAATATCGCGCCTAACTTTACTGCTGCCACTGTAGGGTCAATAACAGGTTATTTAGGAGGAAGTGACGCTTCTGCATCAACTATTATAGGCGGAACGGCTGCCGGTGTTATGATAATGTTTGAAGATGTTGGAGAGGGTTCTGGAATTACTTGGGATGCGACTAATACATTTTCTAGGATGTATAAAGTTACTGCTGCTAATTGTCCAGCTGGTAGCGGATCAACTGGAACGCAGACATTTAACTGGGTGTGGAAATTTAATGATAGAGATCAGATGCTGGCAACGGCAACATCTACATGGATGGTATGGGAGGTTGAAGAATAATGTATGTAATGACACTAAGTAGAATTCTTGGCAAGATACCACCAGCCGCTAGTTATAATATTTTAGCGGATGAAGTGGATGAGTCTAATTATGGGGATGCTGTAGTTTACCGCGATCTATCTCTGAAGCCAACTTGGGCGCAGGTTCAAAATGGCGTTGTTCCTGAACAATGGGTTGTGATAAGGGGTCAAAGAATTCGTAAGTTACGCGTATCTGATTGGAGCGTTCTTCCTGATGTTCCGATGACCGTAGAGAAGAAATCAGAATGGGAAACATACAGACAGGCTTTGCGCGATGTTACTACGCAACCCGATCCGTTCAATATCACTTGGCCCACACCGCCTGAATAATGCAGTTAATACCCATCAATGACCTTGGAAAGGTGGGGATTATACGGGATACACCCCCGTATCAACTACCACCTAATGTTTGGAGCGATGGCAATAATGTCAGGTTCCTAGATAATGGCGTAAAGAAATGCGCTGGGTACGAGGAGGTTTTTGCAACTCTCCCATTTGGCGCATATTATATTTTTCCGTTCCTTGACAATGGTGGGACATATCATTGGCTTGCATTTGGAATCAGCAATATTGCAGTATGGACGGGTAGTGCATGGGTAGATATTACAAGACAGAATACAGGGACATTAAGCGGAACCATAAATAATAGTGTTACTACAATAACACTAGCTGATGCAAGTAACTTCCCGGCAAGTGGAAATATAGCGTTAGGAACCAATGCTATTGCTGATGGCTTAGAAAATGGTTATGAAGAAATTAGCTACTCAGGTAAATCTACCAATGATCTTACCGGTTGCTCCAGGGCGCAAGGTGGAACAATCGCTGCCCAGCATACAACAGCATATCCAGTAGTTCCTATCAGCACTACTGCTACCGGAGATAGTTTATATAATGCAACCGTCACCCAGAACTGGCGTGTAACGCTATTGAATGGGCTTCTAGTTGCTACTAATGGCTATGATGTTCCGCAGATGTGGCCTTTAGCAAACGGGGTTCCGGCTACGACAATTCCTATGCGGGGGCTGGAGAACTGGGGTTCCGTAACAGATTCGGGGTCAACTGATTATTGTAAATCTATCTCTGCGTTTAGAACTTTTCTTGTTGGGCTGAATTGGCAAGTAGGTGGTGTTGAATATCCTAACCTAGTGAAGTGGTCAACAGAGGCTACTGCATTGAGCGCCCCGGCTTCATGGGATGAGGCTGATGCTACACTGGATGCTGGTGAGTACCAGCTTACTGATACGCCCGGAAAAATTATAGACGGTCTTCCGTATGGAGACTCGTTTCTAATTTACAAGGAAGATTCAATCTACATTATGAACTATGTAGGAACTCCCTACATCTTCTCGTTTAAGCTGCTATCTCCCACTATAGGATTGCTGGCTAAAAATGCCGTAGCTGAATATGAGGGTGGTCATTTCTTTATAGGCAACTCAGATTGTTATGTGACTAACGGTCAACAGGTTACACCCCTTCTACCTAATAAACTACGCAGGGAAATGTTCTCTGATCTAAATGGGGATAACTATGAGAAGGTATTTGTAGCCGCAGATTATGGAAGGAATGAGATGCTGGCTTGCTATCCAGCCGGGGTATCTACAATACCCAATAAAGCATTGATATGGAACTGGAAAGACAACACTTTCTCGTTGCGTAGCATCCCTGACTTATATCATATTAACTCTGGGATCGCTGCTATAACAACCGGCACAACTTGGAATGATCATACTGAAGAATGGAATCTTGGTGCAGGAATATGGGGAACCGGCAACTACGATAATGTTTTGAAAAATATGGTGTTTGCCAAACCAGATAATAAAGCCTCTATAAGTGGAGCAACTGTTGCTAACCCAGTTGTTATCACCACCTCATCTGCTCATGGTCTTGCTGACAGTGATTTAGTATCCATAAGTGGCGTGGTTGGTATGACTGAGATAAACGCCCAGACTTACTATGCAAAGGTGACCGGCTATTCGACTACTACATTTGCTCTGTATAGTGATTCCGTTCTATCTTCTACTGTAGATGGTTCCGG